ATCTGTTCGCGGTGCCAGAAGTGCCAAACCGTTGACGATTTTCCGAAGCATGCCGGAAAAGTCGGGGGTCGTGATTTCACGTGCAATACTTGCCATCGTGAAGCGGCGACCAAATGCAACAACGCCAAAACAAGGAAGACCGGACGACGATGGGGCTTTGTCACCTGCCGCTGGTGCAATGCGGAGATCTTCAAAAAGGAAATCCGTGCCCACCTGATCGCGTGCCCACAATGTCCGGCATGCGGCCCCAATGAAAAGATATGCTCGCTCTGTCAGTCGCCGGTATCGCGGTCCAACTTTCCGAAGCATCAGCGGGAACCAGATGGCCTCGGCAATTGCTGCAAGCCCTGCACGCAGCAGCGAAGCAACGATTGGTGGAAAGACCCGGCTCATCGAACCGACCGAATGCACTTCCTGCTCAACAAGAACTACGGGCTGAGCCGCGATGGCGACGAGTACGAAGCGGTCCTTGCCATGCAAGGCGGCCGATGTGCTATCTGCGGACGACTTCCGAGTGGAGGCCCCAAGAACCGGCGATTGCATGCCGACCACGACCACGTTACCGGGAAATTTCGTGCGCTTCTCTGTAACCACTGCAACCCTGGGTTGGGGCATTTCCACGACGATGTTGCGCTGATGATCCAAGCGATATGCTTCATTACCGACCATCGCCCACTTCCAACAGTCAGTTAACCAAGGAAGGAATTTGCAATGCCAATGAACGAACGAATGACTCCGACGAAGCGGCGCTACCTGTTTACCGAGCAAAAGGGCCAATGCGCCGTCTGCCACGAACCGCCCAGCGACAAGGGCCTTGCGGCCGACAGAGATGAACAGACCGGGAAGATTATTGGATTGCTCTGCCCCCGGTGTCTCCGGCTGATGCAGTGGTGCCATCACGACATAGGAATGCTCCAGCGGGCGCGCGATTACTCCCGCGAGAACGTTACCTACGACGAGATTGAGCGCTAAATCCATTTTCCCCTACACCGCTCCCGCGTCCTGTTTTTCCCGATGGGCAGCGGCCTGTTGGGCAGCGATGATGCCTTTGCCGAGGGGTGCTTTGGTTTGGCCTTCGGTGTCGGACTTGTACTTTTCCATGGCCTTGCGCTGAAGTGGACCGAGGCGGGAGGTGGAACCCTTGCCGTCTACGGGGACGCCGCGCTGGCCGGAGCCGGCAGCTTCACGCGCCAACTTCTGGCCTTCCTTGATGCCGTCCTGCTTGGCCGCCGCGATCTGCGCAACCGTATCGGCCTTCTGTTTTTCCGCGAGCCGGGGAGCTACGATGCTCTGATAGGCTTCGAGCGGATCAATCTTCTCGATGTGGACGTTGCGCGCCTTCGCCATCTCACGCATGGCGTCGAAGACTTGCTTCGGCTTCAGGATCTCGCCGTCGAAGTTCTTGGAGTGCTCCATGATGGCCGGCGTCAGCTTGTCGTACACGTCCTCGAATCGGTTGGCTACGCCGTTGGCCCAGCCGCCGAGTTCGTCCTTGGTGGCTACGCCAGAGAGCTTGTCGGTAAGCAACTTCTCGATGTCCGGCTTGCCGATCACGCCGCCTTCGGCCAGCGCTTCCTTCACTACCTGTCGAATCTCTTCCGGTGTCATTTCGGTTTCCGTCCTTGCTTCGAGTTCCGCGATCTTGGATTGTGCATTGGCGAACGCCGTCTCCAGGTTTGTGTGGATGGTGTTCCATGTGGGCCAGTCTTTTTCTTTCCAGGCCCGGTGTTGCTCCAGTTCCGTAATCGCTTGGTCGATTTGATCGACGCCTTTGTACTTGAGCGTCTGTAGTTTCGGTTCGAGCGCAGCGGCCTTTTCCCCAAGATCGTAGAACCTCTTGAGTTCCGGGTGCTTCGCCGAAAATTCTTTCAGTGTCGTTTGTTCGCCTTCGGCAGCGAGTGTGATGATATTCTCAAACATTTACGGCCTCTTCTTTCATTGAGCCTGTGGTGATGGCGGACCAGCCGCCGGGTTCTGCGGAGGCTGCGGCGGGACTACCGGGGAACCTTTTGCCATCCCCGACCGCTGCGCCTTCGACTGGATTGCTGTCATCGCCTGTGTCGCTATCTTGGCAATCTGCTCCAAGAACGGCATCAGCGAGGGATCGAACTGGCCCAACAGATTCTTCATGTCGCCGGCCCAAGCGTCCAATTCCTGGAACTTGGCCTGAATCTGCTGAATGACTTGGTTGCCGCCCTTACTCGGCTGCGGTCCACCGGCCTGCGGTGAGAACGCCGAAGCCTGTTCTTCCGGCGGCGCTTCCTGCTGCTGCACGATTTCCGGTGGCAGCGGAGGCGTCATGGCTTGTGCGGCCATGCTTTAGCCCCTCTTCCCCTTGAACGATACCTGGGGCTTCGTGGCGCTCAACTGCTCTTTATCATACGGGCTGTTGGCCGTCCGCGATAGGTCGCATTCGCTGCTCTCGCATTGAACCGCTCCCATACCCGGCTTCGCACCGAAGGCCGCCACGGGGTTCTCTGCCCGGTTCAGCGGAACAGTCGATGCCGTGATCTGCGCGTTTGGTTTCGGACCACCACGATCCGGCATATCGGCCGGCTTGCGACCGAGCTTTTCGCGACTTGATTCTGTTTGCACATTCATACGCTTTACCTCCGGTAGGTGCCACGGCCCTTCTTGCGGCCCTTCTTCCTACCTTTTCGTCCGGCCATAAAATTCGTGACCAGGGCTATCTTGGGTGTGATGGGACGGGCGGCCAATTTTCCAATTTGGGCACGCTACCGGGCCGCCCATTCGGTCAGCGTGGTGAGCTACCGCTTGCCCTTACGTCCGCTGCCCTTTTTGCGTCCACCCTTATGACGAGCCATGGTTTTACCTCCTATTCGAAGTACGTTGATGTTCTAACGCCGTAACAAATTACCGCCTAAGTGGTTGGCTTGCAAGGAAAGTGGATGCTGAAATCAAGAGGGTAGTACTATGACGCTGCGGAGTCCGTCCAACATGTTGGACGACTTAAAACTCTGATCTTCACTGAAGATTGCCGGAACCGACACCGGCCACCGCCGACTGTCCAATGTTGCTCACGAACCCTTGGAATGATGCGGCGGCGGCTGTAAGGCCATACAGTACCACGGTTTCCGCATCGTGGGCACGACCATGCCGCACAGATAGTAGTCACGAACTGCCGGCCAAGGATGAACTCCTGAAGTGCTTGACGAAGCGCGGCCGCTGCGACCTTGAGGCTTCCCTTGCTTCTCCGGCAAGGCCAGCGGTCTTTTGGTTCTGATGGCTTAACCACCCGGTCTTTCTTCTTGGACACTGGACGGCGTATGGGAACCGTGGTCATGACTGAGCCAGTCTCGCTAACCAGCCGGGAAGGTCCGCCGCGTACTTGGTTGGATCTTTAAGCGCCAACACGTTGTAGTAGTTGCTCGCATTCGCGCGCAGATTGGCAAGCACTTGATTTGGGGGACTGGTATTGACGGCAGTAGCGGTGCGGAGGCCAAGGATGCCGTCCTCGCAAACATCCACCGACTTCTGCAACCACTTGATCGCAATTGGGCCATCGTTCACGGTCAGGTCAAACAGCTTGGTCGCCACGTCCTGCGATTCAATTAAACCGATCCGGAAACGCTCCCAGAAGGAGATGCGGTAGAACGCCGTCGCCTGCTCAGGTCCAAGGTTCAGGATATCGTCTGCCGTAGCTTTCGGAAAGTACTCCCGGTAGGTGGTAAGTGTGATTCCGAAACGACTCGGCCCACGTCCGTTATCGTCAGGGACGTATGCTGATCCTTCGTTGTGGAGGATCACTGGAATGGCTTCGCTAAAGTCGCTCATATCGGGCTGCCGTTTCTTTGTCCCCGGCTGGTACGAGCGGTTCTTCCCTTCGGCGGCGCTACCCCGATACCCTGCTGGTGCTCTTGCGCCAACCGATTCTTCTCGATCTCGACATTCAACGGGAACTCCAGCACTTCGTACAGCCCTTCCATGCTCAACTTGCCTTCCCGCGAAAGTAGTAGAGCCGTCTGCTTCGTGATGAACTTGGCGTTCCCGTGCATCGACCCTTGCTTGATGTTCATCGGGAACTTCTTCCAGTGGTCTTCCAGTGGCTCTGCTGCCGGAATCATGTTGTCATCTGCCGGAACCATGCTGTCAGAGTACCAGTCGAAGTCTTGCTGCGACATGCCTTCCCCGCCAAGCACTTCCATCCGGTTCTCACAGCTTGTGTACTGGAAGATATTGGAGATCATCTGCGCTCCGCAGCGCTTCAGTGCAGCTTCGGTGTACCGGCCTTCCAGCCGGAATGGGCCGGATTGCGCTTCCTGCATCTGCGCGATAGTGTCTCCACCGGGAGCCTGCTTCTTCTTGGACAGCCCTTGGATGTCCACAGAACCGGAGCGGCGCTTGATGCTGTCAACCAGGAACCGCATCCACATCTCGACTTGCGGTGGGAGCGCCGGAGAAGTCATTTCTCGGAAGTCCGTCATCGGGTTAGCAATCGGGTTGAGAATAATCTTCTGCCCCGGCTTGCCCGGTTGGAACGCATCCCAAACAGCTTCAGGAATTGCGCCACGCTTGGTCAGGAAAGTTCCATTTAGCGCTCTAACAACGCACTCATCAACGCCGGCTCCGATTCGGCTCAAGGACCTCGCCAACGGTATGAGGTCTCTGTACTTCGAGATCCCGCCCGGACTCCACACGCACGGGTTCAACTGAAGCATGGTGAACGGATATTGCCCGTGCCAGAACGGACTTGGGCCATCGTACATCACCCGATCACCAGCGAAGACTGTCAGGCGCTTGCGCGGAAACAGCCGGCGGCCCGGCTCCACGATGTAGTGGTAGTTGTGGTCTTCCAACGGTAGGTCCGGGTGCTTCACGATGACATCGTTACCGGACTCGTTCAATGTCCAATCGTCGCTGTATATTTCGATGAGTTCCAGTATGGGGAACGGAGTATGCGTTCCGGCCGCTTGCCGCGTTGGACCATTTCGCATCGCCATCCGGCGCTTCATGGCCGGACTCATAGCACTCCAGCTATATTCTGGAATGCTATTTGGGCGCGTGTACTGCCCCTGCTGGCTTCCCAAGTTCCGCGAGATTGCTACCGATTCATGCTCCATGCCCTTGCACTTCTCCGCACCGAAAGCGTCAATGAAGTAGGACAGGCTCTTGTAGGCACGGTAAACAAATGCGGCGGCAGACTGTACGTCATCCTCTTCCATCAGGATCGGGAAGGCGTGATCCAGCCCACAGGCCATGAAGTTGAAGCAGCCCGGAGCGTAAGCCGTGTGCTTCATGAAACCTGTTCCAAAGAGTGCGTGATCCAGCCAGCGGACGAGCTTCAGGTCAAGGTCTTCCGAGTCCCACAGATGGCGGACATACCCGTTTGCAATTTCGCCATCGTGCTTGTACGCCGGGACCTTGCATCCGATATCCAGTGTGGGGCGGATGTCAGACAATGCCGCAAGTGCTTCACGGCGCTGGTCTGCAATCTGGTTATCGTAGAACTTGGATCGGTAAGCTGGCCGGTTAGCGTCCCAGACGTTTCCAGAGATGTAGTCGATCAGTCTCTCGGCGTCTTGGAAGTCCCGGTAGTTCTCAAGCTCTGAGGCACCTTGGGTGAGAATTTGATCACGCCATTTGCAAAGTTGGCGCTCATATTCTGACCTTGGCTGTTCCAAACTGCCGGAGCGGTGCCTTGGCATGTTCGGACGCGGCGAGATGGGGATTGCAGCCATGGTTACTCAGACACGCGCTCACGCACCCGCTTCACTGGCCGGCGCTCCCTTGGCCTCCGGCCATAGATGTGACAAACTGCCATCGCTTCAACGTACCTCTTGGCTGGCAGCAAGTCAATGTAAAATCTGTCATCGGCACCGAACTTCAGGTCACACTGATAGAGCTTGAAGCAGTCGCAGGTTGCGTCAGGTGGCGGGTGAACGATGATAGCCAAACACCACCCGGAGGCTTCGATGAGGATCGACTGGCGGAAGGCGTCCCCTTCGCAGTCCTTGCCTTCGTGCTCCACCCAAGCGAACGGAGGGATCTGATCGTTCGTCATATCGCCACAGTCCTTGCCGGCTCCATCGGAGTCGGACTGGGCCAAGTTTCATCAGGGATCGCCTCAATCTCCTCAATGAATTTCAGCAACGCTTCTCTGCGATTGACCTCCCCATCTTCTTTGTTCCCACTCCAAGATCCGTTTGGTCTCACAGAGGCATAGGTGACGTGTGGTTGTCGGTTGCTATGAAAGGCGTCAAATCCTTCTTTGACTCGAATCCCCCACCACTGGCCTTTTAGTGCGACGCCTTGATTCGGAGAACCTTTCCATCCAGTCCACCGGACCCAGTATCCGTCAACTTGTCTGCCATCCATTAGCGCTTGGATTTGATCTTCCGTGAACGTCATATCTCGCACCCCGGCATACCCATACTCGACTTCACTGTGCGTCCGTCCTCCGCCACTTCGTAATTTGACGGCATCTCGGACGGTAATGCAAGTTTCTGTTCGCGGCACCACTCACGCTGTTCTTGAAAAGTTGTTATTTTTTTGCTGAATGCCTTGCCCTTGGAATCTCGGCCCCAGACCGTGTGGCCCTCTTGGTGCGCGTTCTCCAGATTGCGGTCATTGTAGCGAGCAGAGATTACGCCGCTGAAGGCCACATTGAAGGCCGACATGACCCTGACGGTGGGACCGCCACAGATCGAGCAGGGGTTCAACGGTTCGGCATCCCAGTGATGGTAGAAATGTTCCTGCTTGTAGCGATAGGCTGCGCACTGCCGGTCCTCGCAAATACCTTCGAGTAAGGGCATCAGAGCATTCCCCCTGGCCCCCAATGATCGAAGCTATCTCTCTCCAATCCGCACTTAGCGCACAATGTTTCTGTCGTAATGTGGCGGCATGAAGGAAAGGCCAGTCCCTTTCCGGGAATGTATGGGTGGCTCTCCTCTATCAAGGTCGTCATGCCAAGAGAACGCGGTTTGAGGTTGCGATTGATCCCACAGTTCTCAGCGGAGCCGTACTCAGCCCACTCGTGAAACCCGTTGATCGGTTTGGGCTTACCGGCCAGCCGCATGAAGATCGGAGATTTCGGAAAGATGGTGTCGAACGTCGTCCGTGGCACGATATGCTTCATCGTGTAGGCATTCAACTTGTCCAGCATCGGGTTGGGCTTGGCGCGTCCAACATGTTGGACGTTTGGCAGAGCCTTGGCGACGAACGGGGCTAACAGCCAAGCAAAGAAACTACGCCGGTTGAGATTCATGGCTGCCCTCCGGATGCTTTTCGATAATGGATTTCATCGCCGCTACCGCAGCCAAGAATCCCGATGCCCATTCAGTTTTCATGAGATCCGAGAACGTATTCATGTTCCGCGCTTCCTCATCCAGCCTGCGAAGTAGTTTGTCTCTAAGGCTCTCATCAATGGGTGCCATCGTCCACCTCCGCCGGGTGCCATCGTCCACCTCCGCCCGTACCTTCACCATTTCAACACGGAACACCTTTCCGTTATTCGGGCAATCCAAACCAGCTACGTCGTTGTGAAAGAACCTGCCCCCATCCTTGTACGACGGACGAACTCCAGCGAAGCAGACCGGACACACCAGAGTAGGGCGCACGAAGAGTTCTGTGCTCACGGCTGCACCTCCGCTGGAGTCTCTTCGAACAGGCTATCTCCGCTCACCAGTTTCTTGATGAGCGTTGCCAGTTGTGTGCCGGTGGTGAACTTGCCGCCGATCAGTTCCTCAATCTCTTTGGCGTCATTGTCCGTCATCAGGACGTGACGAGGAACCTCCGGCAAGTACTCGTAGTGGTTGTTTTCCAAACACCAGTCCAGAGTTTCTTGGATGAGTTGGTCAATCGGCCAGTTGCGGTACTCCGCGTTCTGTTCCAGTTGCGCCCAGAACACCGGGTCCACATGCGCGTGGACAAGGTGCATCCCGTCTTCGAAGCCGGTCTTTTCTGCAAGGTACGGCAGTAGATCAGCGCCGCACGTTGGGTCCAATCCCGTGGCGTCGGTGATCTGCTTCACCTCATCGCCGGTAAGGATCAGGCCGCCTTCGGCTAACTCCGTCAGCGCCGTTGTGGCTAGTGCCACAACTTTCTCTTTGGGCGGTTGCTCCCCTTCGATCATCTTGGACAGCGTGACGAAGTGAGCCTCGCTCATCTCCATCGGAATTTCAAATACCAGCGTCTTTGCGCTTTTCGCCATGTCGGTTCCTTTCGTTCTCAACTACCCTACTTCTTCCATCGTGAAGTGCTTCTTGGCCCCGGAGTTCTGGAATTGGCCCAATCATTAAGTCCCCGCATCCATCCAAAGCGGGATTTCCTATACGCCATATTTAACGAACCGCACTCAACAACCTTGAATCGGTCCACCGGGTGAAGCAAGCAGCGATCACCTTTGGAACAGGTGCAGTCCTCAAACCGCTTGGCCGCGTCGTACCATCCAGAGATGGTTTTCTCTACATCTGATGGGCCGGAGTATTTGGCGCGAGCGCCGTGAATGTTCAATTTACGCCTTACTACTGCCCCCGCCGACAGGAAGCCCATCGAGGCGTTACCGGGGACATCCAAATCTTCGCAGAGCATCAGCGCATCGTGGCGGATGTACCAGAGAGATAGAATCGTCTTTCGGTCCTTGATGCTGAATGCGTTTCCAAAAGTGTGGCCTAAGTCCGGAACTTGCACCTTCACTATAGGGAAGAACACGGCAAGCGCTCCCCTCAGGATTGCCCTCAATAAAGCGGTGTTCCACATGCGCCAGAGGCCGCGCATGATGAAGCCGTTGGTGGACTGCAAGGTGGCGGTAGCTGGAGTGCCATCGTCCCCCAGAAAGTGGTAGTCGTAATATCTGGTCTTTGCCATTTTGGTTGTCGGTTCCTTTCGCTCCTAAGAGTACCCCTGTTTGCCTTTACTTGCAAGAGCTTAATAGAAGTCCTGATTGGGGTCTCCTGCTCTCCTTCGTTCTCGCGGGCCGGCCCAACTGCCTACCTTGTCCAACACGCTCTCCATCTGGCGATCTTTCCCCTGTTGAAGCAGGCCCATCATGCCTTCATAGTCCATCACCCGGATGTCTGGATTCTCCAGCGGCAAGGATCGTAAGTGGATGCTGGAGCATTGCGGGCAACGCAGTTCATCTTCCGGGTTCGCCACTCCCCATGGGTACTTGCCATCTTCTCCGGGTTCCTTCCCGAATTGACAGGACGCACACCACATGCGATAACGCGGTGGCTCTTGCTCTGTGACGCGCGACTGCACCGGGATGCGGCCGGAAGGATCAGCTTCCATGGCGTGTGAACAGTAAAGAGCGATGAGACCGGAATTTGAAACCACAGTTCCGTTGGCTACAAAGCTGTGATCTTCTTCGACCGTGATATCGTACACAGGGCCGCAGAAAGGAATTTCCTCAACCTTGTGAATTTTCCCAATCAGATAAGGCCCATCCATTTTCAGGTTGTCGCTATTCCGTTTCGTTGGCTTACTAAACGGTCTCTTACATTGCAAGATCTCTGGCTCGATCAAACTCTTTATCTCGTTTGCGGTTGACGCCGAGAACTCCATTACCCATTGGCTGTGATGCCCATTCTGACCATCTCTATGGTTGAACGTCACCGGCCATCCACATCGTAGAGCCATACTGAACAACTGCCTCGCACCTTCCGAACTAATAGTGACTGCCTGAATCGCACCCGCCTGTCTCCTGAAACACCCGTCTCCCAGGAGGTACCCAACCAAGATCTCCCTCTGTTTTTCCGCTGGCAGTTCTTCAACCCATCGAGGGAAACACTTCTGGTCGCTTTTTCTGAATTGCCGGAAGAATGAGTTTAGCGGTATCGACGCACAGTACAGGTTCAGCCCGTGCTGGTTATTTTTCATATACGTGCAGTTCAGCCCGAGTTTGTTTAGATACCGCTCAAGCCATTTTAAGATCGGCTTTTCTCTCTCATGGGCGGCCCACGCTACGTTGTGTGATCCCCTAGACCCTTCGGCGAAGTAGTACCCCATCATTCGTAGGAAGTCTCGATCTACCGAAATATGCCGAGGGACCGGGCGCATCGTGTGAGTTAAGCGCGTGGACACCTCACCAATGAATCCAACTTTACCATTCCATTCGTGGACCACATACCCCGGAGGCAAGCACTGGGTAATGTCTATTGATTCAACGTCCCGTACCGACTGCGGAGCCACGGAGCACGTCCCGTATTTACGGATTGAGTCGCCCGCCTTGTCAATCGAGATCCATTGTGGGTCCCGGTACTTGGTCCAGCAAACCTGCCGGCGGGTCTTGGTTCTCCACCTTATCTTCTTTTCCCTAACCGGAGTTTCCATATCGGCACGAGTCTGCCGGTACCTCTCCCACAGAAACATCGGGTGGTTCCCAGTCAACAGCAAAGGCGGACGGCCATAGGCGCTGACTCTGTACAACCTCTCCGGTTCGTGGCGCGCACCAGCGTTCGTCACCGGCATGAATCGTCCCTTGTGCGTGAGCACTAGATCCCCAATCTCGATTTCCTCGATTGGCTTCAGCCCTGTGCTGGTCGTCACCATCACGCCTTCGGGAAGACACATCAAAGTGTCGTCGTGACTACCACGGTCATGGCTGGCCGATTGAGAATCGTCCTCATCCTTCTGGAACGTTTTCATCTCTGCCAGAAACACGGGGTCATGGATAATCCAAATGCCAGCCTTCAGCCAGTGCCGTCCAGTTTGCCACAAGTTCGGTTTGCTCTTATGGTTCGTATACCAGTGCCACTTATTCGTCAGCGGGTTGATGTTCTCTGGGTTCAGCCAACGGAACAAGTTTGGGTATTCGTAATTGATTCTTACCCGGTCTCCGGTCGTGGTGAAGATGTTGTACTCAATGCACATCAGCGCGTTATTGTACATGCGCCCGATGGCGTTGCAGTAAAACGCAAGATCATAAGGCTCGATAGAGTTGGATCTAAAGATGGCTACCTGCTCATCGGGTCCACCAAATCGCCCGATCTTATTAACGAAAATCACACTGTCGTCCTGGCCCAAACCCTCACCGATATCAACACCGCAGGAGTATTCGTACCCCTCAATTGGGTCTTCCCAAATCGTGAAGTTCTCGTCGCTGAACCGATGATCTTCGGGGCAGCCGTCCACCCAACACCCTTTCTTCCCCTTGAGTCCATGGAAGCGCCCGTAGCTGTCGATGAAACCCACTTTGACACCGGCCACAAGCGTCGGGTCTTTGAGCGTGGCGGCTACCATCGCTTGACTGGCTTCGTCAAACACACTCATGCCGCTAAGCTGCCAACTTTCTTCAGCAGTGCTGGCATATTCCATTAGGTGATGTTTGACGGACTCTTTGCCGGTGTCCTCAGCGTTTTCTCTTCGTAGCTGCTTCCAGCAGAGTTGCGGATCGGAAAGAATGACGGGGCCAAGCGTTCCGCTATTGCACGAAGGGCACGTAAGCCCCAACTGACTCTCCCCATGGATTGCAGCCGCATGGTAGCTCTTACACTTCAGGCAACAGACCCATTCATCTTTCACCCGTTGCCTCATGATAGCTTCCGGTTTTGCCGGATGCCATCCTTGCGGCGGTGCTGTCACACGAGTAGTTTCAAAGAACCACGGCAGGAACAGCGGGTAAAATTCTGCTCGCTCACCACGCTTCACACAACCTTTCCACAAGTCATGCGAGTAAGTCCCGGCACCACGCCCGGTGGATTCCAGGAAGCAGAACGCTTCCGGGTTATCCGCGATAGCTGCCAGTAAGTCACCCTGGATGATTCCCTCAAAGGCCGATTGCTGATAGTCCGAAAATTCAGATAAGTGTATCGCTCTTAGTGACTTACCCTGTCCGACGCCCGCTACCTGATTGGAGTGCTGCACATAGATCCGAGAGTTCATGCCGGGCTTCTTGGCGCGCATCTGAGGGTCACGGCGATCAAACCAGAGTCCGTCTTTCTCTTCGCGCGATGCAAGCTCCGGCTTCAACCACCACGGCATGTGATCGTAGAAGTGAAGCATGATGGAGAATAGATCGGCCGAGTCTTCTTTCACAACTGAGACAACAAGGCCCTTGGTGTTGGGGGTGAACATCGTCTTCCATGCAACCATCGCTTCGCAGAATACGGAAAGACCCAATTGCCGGGCTTTAAGCACCATAATCTTCTGTGCTTTCCCTTTGGCCTTCATTTTGTAATATTGTTGGAGGACGAGCCACTGGCTCTCCCACAAAGTGAAGAGAATGTCCTCTCCGGATTTCGTGTTCAGCCAAAAGTAATTGCGAGCGGCGTATTCGAACTGATCGGCACATTGCTCAATCTGTTCCTTGATTGCCTCGCGCTCGCCTTTCTTGAGGATAGAGAACCTTTGCTCCGGCGTCCACTGATCCCAGTCACTATGCTTGTCCGGAAGCCGGTCGAAGTGATCGACCATATCCTGAATGCCTGGATCACGCTTGCCCGCAATGAGCATTAGTCCTCCGGTGTGGGAACAAAGACAGGCTCTTGGTCGATGGTCTTCATGCGGAGTTGCCGGTTCTGTGAGACGTTCCTGGCTATCTCTTCAAAACTCGCCAGTGATCCATCATCGGATGCCGGGCGTCCGTTGTTGTTCTGGTTGTTCTGGTTGACCAAGATGTTGAGGCTGTTATTGCCCTTCTGGATGAAGCTGTACATCTCGGCCAATAATCGCATGGCGGGTACGTTACCCTCACGTGCGCTGGTGATGAGCGAGTTCATCAGAACCGGCGCTGCATGGGAAGCAAAGAAGGCGAGGATCTGCTTCTGGTAGTTTCCTTTGGAAAGACTCTTGGCGGTGACGATCTTCTCAAGGAACTTGGCGGGGAGCTTGATTTCTTTAGGTTGTTTCGGCTTGTCCAACATGTTGGACGGTTTTACTTTGCCATCTAGCGGGGTGAGGGTTCCGCCGGGGCCGCTGCCGGTGATCTTCTTGGGCACGAATCTATCCTACTACCCTGTGAACCAATCTTCAAACCGCTGCCAGAAGGATTTCTTTTGGGGAGGGGTTGATGGAAAAGCTTCCTCGTGCTCACGCTGAGATTGTTCCAGCGCCAACTTGGATCGCTTCAAGGTAGCCCGGAGTTCCGCCGCTGCCTTTCTGCGAAGCGCCGCTTGATATGCCGCGTCAGATTTCTTGATTGTGGTGCTGTTCATCGTCATCTCCTATTGAACAATACGGAACTCCTGGCTTAAAGACTTCACTTCAACTTGGCGCAGAGGGGATGTCCGGTAGACCCGCAGCATTTCCAGGCGATAAACTCCAGGCGGGATCAGCGGGACCATAAGTCTCTCCAAGGTCACATGGCATCCCATTGCCAGCGTTCTTCTCGAACCCCCCTCAATTGCAAACGCTATACTGTCGTTAAATGAATAATAGACTTGGGCGTCCAGGTCCTGATACTTGCAGTAGGACATCTCGTAGGTGAGATCTCCGCCCTGCGCCAAATTGGGACTGAGTACCTGGATCGGGCGCATGACCTCAAATACCTTAATGGGTCGCATCCACCAGATGACCATACCCATGACGGTTAGCAGGAGAATGAAGGATATCCCGGCTGTTGCCTCTACCAATGAGACTCTGAATAGGACTCTGTTCTTCACGGTTTGGACTTCCAGATTAACAGAAGAATTGATGCCAGGGCAGATGAAAGGATGATCCCCACCATACCATAAACCACGTTCCGAACGGGAGTGAAGGCGTTACTGAACTCCCTGCGGGTAAGGAAATGATCGTCCATACGTGCGATGGTTTCCTTCTGCTCCGTGATCTGTTCCTTGGCGGCCTTCAGGTCCGTTAAGGCTTGGGTCAGGGGATCGGGGCTCCATCCTTCTCGGGGATTGCCCTGGTCCGCGAATACGCAATGGTTGAGGCTCTTAAGAGATCTCACCAAAGCCTGACGAGCGATGAAACAAGCCGCCACCTGAACAAGTAGGTTTGCCAACAACATATGTAGTGGGTCCATAAGTTTCCAGCTAATTACACGTCACCTGACGATCTATAAGTACCAGAACTGACTAGTGATGTCAATGGGTTGCGGTCGTTTACCGAGATCCCCGTAAAGCCCCTAGCTTTAGCCATGGGGAGTTTCAATTATTGAATCTGTGGCCTTGCGGGGCTAGGGAATCGTTCTCTTTGCGCTGACGGCCGATGATGACGTGCTGTGGGTTTTCAACTGTGGATGCACCTGGTTGGAACGATTCCCCATAAGAATCGCCCATGGTTCCACTGCCCATCTCCAGGCGTAGTGGCCCTGGCTCTGGGCCGGACTGCGGCTCCATGTGTTCGCCCCTTGCCCGGTACATCCCGTAAAGCTGCTGCATTATCCCAGTCGGGCCGTTCATCGCAGTCTCAATGTCGATCTCTTGCTGGAATACCGAGAATGGAACCTTTGCCATCAGTATGATGGTGCTGGCGTCGGCCGGTTGATCGTTGATGGCGGCGTGCTTGTAGGTCAACAGCACGCTCCCCATGCCGGACTGATTGTGGACGTTGCGCTGGACTTTCAGGCGTACCGTCTGCCCTTCGCGGTTATGAGTGTCGAACTCGATCTCCTGTGGCGTGGAAGCCAAGATGGCGTTGATGAGATCGCCTTCGTCCCATACAGGCTTTTCCAGTTCCTTCTTTCGGGGTGCGGCGGTAGGTCGGAGGATCTTCAATGGCTGCTTGCCGACTTGCTTTCCGTCTAGCGTCTCTTTGAACTGTGGATCACCCGGCAGCACCAATGGCGACGGATCTCTTGGGACCACGGCACCAACAGCTTTCGGTGGGGGCGTTACACGCGGACGTTCCCGAACAGGCTCCAGCTTTTGGATGTCCCATACGACTTCTTCTGCTGGTGGTAATGAGCGGTCGCTAACATCTTGCAGCGACTCCGGCACGTCGGCAATGCCGGATTCTTCCGTGTGCATGTTGTACGCCAGTTCCACCGCGTCGATGATGCGCTCATTCAAGTCGATCAGATCCGGCTTGGGGTTCCGGGATACGTACTGCTTCATCGTCTGGTAGACGAACTTGGCGATCTGGTTCTTGAGAGCGGGGTCCATCAAGCTCGGCCTCCCATTCCCCCTTGCGTCTTGTAAACACTGGCCGCTTTCGCCCGCGCCATCGCGTCTTCGTAGCTCATCCCGTACCGCTGTACCAGCGCAGCGGCGTCTTCTCGGAGCACGGATTCTTCATCCGTCATTTCGGTGTACCCGCGTGTCCCATCACCAAAAAACATGGCTTTCATCCACGAGTCGAATGACTTGCGGAACTGGCGTTGCTCCGCTAATAGTGCGTCGATGCCAAGGGAGATCTGTTGCTGGACTTCGTAGTTTTTGCTGTCCTGTGCCATCTGCGCCTTGCCTAGAGCCATCTGCGCCTCGCCAAGCGCCATCGCCTCATCCACCCGATCAACCAGTTGCTTCCTTGTGACCTCTTCCACTGGTGGTTCCGGTGGCACCTTCAGTTCAGCCGTTGGCACATACACTGGCGGCCCCATCGGATCTCGAATAACCCACCTGCCAGGAGGTAATTCCTGCGCCTTCTTTTTTCTCTCCCTTATGATTCCGATAGCGGCCCACGTACAGATAGCCACTAAGATGACAATATACGGTGCCCACACTATAACTTCGTGCATCGGTTCCCTTTCATTCGTCCAACATGTTGGACTTACAGTTTCAGTTCGTCAACGGCTTTAACTAGATTCTGCCACGCCTTTGCTAACTCTGGCGGAGTGGCTGTTGAGTTGACAAGGGCCACGTACGCTTTCGCAGCCCACACCACGGCCCGCATGGAAAATAAAAAAGGCCAGCCCGCACATAGCAGGCTGGCGCTGAAATATCCGAAACGAACGAACCGACGCCTCCATTGTAATGGCAAAGCTATCGGTTCCAACCCCAGCGCATAGTACCGAGTCCTGCATTTTAACGAGCCTTTCGATTCTTCTCAAACACCCCACGGTCAAAAAAGAAATCTGTGCCGCGCTTCACGTACTGCGCGATGCGTTGCCGGCTGCAATCCGCCTTGATGAGCCCGTCTTGTTTAAGAACGTCCCGGATCGAGTCGATGTCTTTGTTGTGATTCAAGAACAACCACGCTGCCCGTATGGAGACGCGCATCCGATCCCTGCGCCACGCCTTCCATTCAGGTGGTGGTGCCGGTGGGCGTCCAACCGTGGCTGCCCACCGGCCATTGCGGATCTCGTCTCTCAGGAAGCGCGCGTTCATGACTCAAAAATCCGTTGGTTCTGTTTGATGCATAAGACGTGCTTGTTTCCGTTCTCCGAAGTGGTACATAGTGCTAACTCCTCCTGGCTCGGTTCCTGCCCAACCAGAAGTTTCGTCGATGTCTTGCGACTTCGACCAGCGCTCCCAGGGCAGCAGGCTGACACCGGGGAACTCCCGGCCAACGCTTTCAAGTTGAGTGCGGCATTCAGGTCTCGGTCCATCACGAGACCACACTCACATTGGTACATTCGTTCGGAGAGAGACAGGCTCTCCATCTTCTTTCCGCACTGTGAGCAGAGCTTGCTAGACGGATAGAACCGATCTGCCTTGAGCAACTCTACTCCGTACCACTTCGATTTGTACTCCAGTTGTCGATGAATCTCCGACAAGGATGCATCTGACAACGACCTAGCTAGCTTGTGATTCTTCAACATTCCCGAGACGTTCAGATCTTCGATCACGATGGTTGACGCGCTCTTGGTTATCGAGGTCGTCATCTTGTGAATCGCGTCTCTTCGGATGTTTGCTACTCTTCGATGCACGCTTGCAACTCGTGCAACAGCTTCCCTCCTGTTCTTCGAGCCTTTGACCTTCCGGCTCACTGCTTTCTGTCGGACACGAAGCGTATTCTGCGCCTTGGCGAGTGATTTCGGACTGTCAAACACCTCACCATCACTCGTTACGGCGAGTGACTTTATCCCAACATCCACGCCGATGACGTGAGGGGCTTTTGGTAGCGGGTCAGCAATCTCTTGCTCGACCTGAAGACTGACGAACCACCGCCCAGCGCTTTCGGAGATCGTCGCTGACAGCACCTTCACGTTCTTCTCTACTGGCAGGTAACCGTGCTCCTTCAGACGAAGCTCACCGATGATTGGAAGCTGAACCTGAGTCTCTGAAGCTCGAATGGTGCCTGTAAGCCGAAAGCTCCCGATGCCGTTCTTTCGAGACTTGAACCTCGGAAAACCCTTCTGCTTCGCTCCCGACTTACAACGACGGAAGAATCTCTTGTAGGCGGAGTCCAGGTTGCGCAGAGCTTCTTGCGGAGCGCATTTCGAGGATTCGTACATCCACGGAACACCTCCGTCTTCGATGGGCTTCGTCTTGAGGACGTTCAGCTCTCGATGAAGGTCAATGGCGGATGGGCTCTTTCCAGAGGCCTTGTACTCTTCAATCTTTCTCCTCAGGCCCCAGTTGTAAGCCCACCTCGCGCATCCCGCGTGCTGAAGAAGTTGCTCAACCTGCTTGCAGGTCGGGTCTAGTTCCGTCTTGTATGCTCGGAGGATTTTCAAGGTTCCTCCTGCGCAGCAGCAAGGGCGCTCACGATCCCTCCTTCGCCCACTCCGGTTGCGGTGCGTCGTTAAAGACCCACTCTAAGAAATCAATTGCCATCTTGTTGGCTGAGTCCTGGCAGTCGTCCAACGGACGCAGCACTTCTATCACCCCGTTCTTGGTGACGAAGCCGGCGACTTCGTTGAACTTCTCGATGGCCTCACCGAGCTTGTTGACCGGCTTGCCGCCGTTCAGGGCGCTGTGCCCAAGTTCGTACAGGGCGGCGTACTGCTTCAGGATCTCAAATATGATTCCGGTTTTGTCGTACAGTCCTTGTCGTTCCACAGCTACACCTCCACGGTGACTTTCCCATCACCCTCGAACTTCAGGATGAGTTTGTCGAACTCCAGGGACTTCACCACCACTGGAATCAACGCCTGCTCCCTCCCGTTCTTCCCTACGATGCGAAGACTGGTCACACCTCCGTCCACGGGGAGGAACCGATATTGGGCAGTGTTGGTGGCGAATAGGTCAACAACCTCAGCCTCGTCAACCTGATCGCGGTCCACGTACTCCTCGATCTGTTTCAGTATCGCGGCCTTGGTGGGCTTCGGTGATTCTGCCGGCTTCCGCTCCCGTGCTGTTGCAGACCGTGGCGCGGCGGATTCCGTCTCCCGCTTACCAGACTGCTTGGCTTTGGTCTTGGCGGTAGCCTGCTTTGGTGTCTCACCCTTTCGGGCCGAAGCTACCAGAGACGGTGAACACCCGATCATCGCCGCGATGTCCTTGTCTGCCATCTCTCCAATGGTCTTATCCGCTACGGCGATTTCGGCCGCATGGCGCTTCTGAGCGTTCGTCATCGGTGCGCCATGATGACCATTCTCTTTCAAGGCATACCGGATTGCTTCTGACCGAGAACCATTGCGGACCTTACAGAGAGCTTCTTCCTTGCCGACCTTGGCGTAGCCCTGGATTCGGTGGAATCCGTCAGCCATCAAAAGTGTCGTGCCGCTATCTTCAGTGAACAGAGCCATTGCGTCCATGGCCCCCTGCTCTTGGATGATTTTGGCGTATTCGTCAACCCTCTTAGGGTCAACCTCACCGCGCACCTGTACTTCATGGTCAACAGTGATTTCTTTAAGTGGAACCATTCGGTGGGTCCACTTCTTTTCTGGTGTCGGTGTCAAGTCGGTTCGTTCCTTCCAGCCCCACTATTCAGCCACACTATAAATCAGATCCGGCGGAGAGTCAAGGGATTTGTTGAGAGGCGGAGAGGCGGGAGGTTGGATTGACGGGGCGGCCTCGGAGGAAACCGCCCCGCGTCAATGGTTTTACGCGCTGGGCGTGTTAGCCGTCACGGCGGCCCCGAGAGCAGCCCCACTCGCCACAAACTGGCTGGTA